GATTGCTCCAATGAATAAAATAAAGCGTGAGTTTCATTTCTTTCTCTGTCAATGTACATTAAAGGACTTCCGGCTTTGTTTCTTGATGCAATTCCAAATGATAATGGTTTGCTACCATCGGCTAAAACATAAATACGTTCGCGTACTTCCCAATCTCTTAACTCAGCAATATCATCAAACAATTCGTTTTGAATTGACATTACTTGTCTTGATGGTTTTGCGGGTTCAGCTACTTGAGTTTTTTCTTGGCGATTTGCCAATTTTCGTTCAAGCAAAGCATCCAATTCATCCATAGACAAAGTAACCGTTTCAGGTTTTTCTACTTCAATAAATGCTTTTGGTTGTGTTCTGTAATCTTCTTCTGAATCTATCGGTTTTGAAGTAACCGCTTCGTCTTTGTATAGATATTCTAAAGGTGAATTATCTATTGTTCCGTCTAAGAGTTTTCCGTCGTCGCCGTACTTTACTCTTGTTTCTTCGTCGAGTAATGCTAAGCTACCTTTACTCAAGCCACCATTGGGACTTTGCCCTTTTACTAATCCTGCCATTTTTATTTGAATTTAGATTTGAATTGGCTAACATCTGTTAGTTGAACAAAGATATAAATTTTTCCTATTGTAAAAACTATTTTGATACTATTTTTCGATAGTAGTTGTTTTTATGAAATTTGTTTGGTAAATTTGTATTAGTATTGTCGCAGATACAGTAAAAAACTAATAAATTCCCTCAACTGATGAAACTGCGACTTCTGATGTTGGGGGTTTTATATTGTAATTAAATGGAAACAAAAATTTGTACAAGATGTAAAATCGAGCAACCTATTGAAAATTATTACATTCGCCGAACTCGCAACAACCAAAGAAAAACAATTTGCAAAGAATGTGAAAGTAAACAAAAGGCTACTCCTTTAAGAATCGTTCCTGATTTGGAAGGTGAAATTTGGAAAGACGCGGTTACTTTGGAAGGCGTATATGTTGTTAGCAATAAACACAGGGTTAAGCGAATAATGCACCGTAAAAATACAAGTAACAACATTAGAAAGCAATCAACTACAAAAGAAGGCTACAAATATGTTGGAATCAATGGGAAATTATTTTTAGTACATAGAATGGTCGCGATGGCTTTTATTCCAAATCCCGATAATTTACCGGAAGTTGACCATGTCGATGGAAATAAAGAAAATAATATTCCTGAAAACTTAGAGTGGGTTACTTCTGCTGAAAATAAAAGACGCGCTTGGGCAATGGGATTGTCTAAAGCAAGAAAAGGAGAAAAACAAAGTATGTCTAAACTTACAGAAAAAGAAGTTTTAGAGATTAGGGCTATTGGAAAAACTATGAGTCAAAAAGAAATAGGAAGATTATATGGCGTGAATCATCAATGTATTTACAAAATATTAAAAAGACAAAGATGGACTCATATATAAAAAAAGACCAACATTACGTTGGTCTTTTTGTTTTTTGTAGGAAAATTCTAGCCCTTAAATAAAAGAAGGTTATTTCTTCCTGTTACTACTAATGCTCTTTCTGACAAGAACTCTGTTGAACGAATATCAGCACCTCCGCTTGTCCCTGAAGCCCAGTCGCGAATCGCAATTTCGTATTTACGATTAACTTCCGCAGACGCTCTGTACTTAACGTGCAAGTAAGGTTGTGTAGCAGTTGAGCCAACCATAACATCGTAAACTTTTTTAGACCCCATAGGAATCATAATTCCGTGATACTTAGTTGCGCCAATTGCAGAACCCTCAGTTGTTGGATTGTCAAGGAATCTCCACATCGATTTTTTAAATTGGTAGTTACCATATTTAAACGCATCGAATCCTAATTTTAGCATTTCAGCTTCGTTAGAGAACTCTCCCCAAGATACACCTGTTACGTTTTCAGCTTTAAGGAAACGGTCAACTAAACGGCTTTGAGCAGAAGTAACATACATATAGTTGTCAGCAATTCCACCTTGAGCGTTCATTCTGTCTTCGATTTCGTCAACATCGTCTAAGTCAACCATCTGACCTGAGAAAATATTTCCTTCTTCGGCAATTGAGAATAAACCTTGAGTTCCTTGTACACCTGATGATGCTAAATCTCCCGCCCAAGTTTGACCTAAAATCAACTTGTTTTCAAGAGCGTTATTGAAACGCATTTTAGTATCTCCAAGATTTTTGTAGTACCATAAGAAACCTTCTCCTGTGTCAACCCAAGTTCTCAACGCTAAGTTGGTACGAGTTTCAGTTAGGTATTCTTTAATAGTTACCGGAGCTTGTGTAAATTGGTCAACTTGACTATTTAAACCAACGTCGAAGCCTGTTGAACCTTTAGCCCACTCATTCGAGTCAGCATAAACCGTTAATCCTGTTGTTCCTGACCAACCTGACGCGTGACCACATAATGCAGTAAATGTATTTGTAGTAGTTGCGGTAATTTGACCTTGACGCATTACAGAACCATCACTTGTTCTTACAACAATTGTTTCTCCAATTCTGAAAGTATGCGCATTTGATGTAAATACGTTAGATGCACGAGTTACAGAAGTTGCTAATTGAGTCAATCTTCCTTCTTCATTCCATTTGATTAAATCCGCCATAAAAGAGGATTCTTTACCTTGCTCTTGCAATAATCCCGTGATAGACTGAGTTCCAAATCGATTAACGATTTTATCCTCCAATTCAGGGATGTATTGAGTTAGTAAATTGTACTGCGAGTCGCTAATGTAATTAGTCGGAGTCGGAGTTTTTGTAGGTGTAGGAGTAAATATAACTCCCGGCGATACTTCTAATGCCATTTTTTCTAATTTTTTAGAGTTGTGTTATCTTTTTTTTGATCCGTTCACAACTTAAAGAAAATGCTATTTTTCGTCAACAACTTTCCAAGGCAACGCATTAGGATTTAAATTATTTTGAATGTTTTTAGTTCCGGCTACGGTGACGTTCTTAGATTCAAGTTCATCAGCTTCGGCTTGAAGTGTTTTACCAATGTTGATAAAATGCTCAGCTACCTTATCGGGATTCATTGCAAAATACAATGCTTTATAATATTCTTGCGGGTCTTTTAATTGTTGTTTTTCGTCAAAGAACTTTTTGTCGAAATTACTTAAATCAGAAAGAGTTTCCTTAGCGATTTTCACATCTTCGGGCTTTACTTTAAACTCAGCTTCTCCTACTTTAACTTTGAAACCTTCAAAGGTGTCTGAGAAAACGCTTTCAGTTTTAGCCTTAAAGTCAGCTACATTCTGTTCAATAAATTTCTTATTTTCTTCTTGTTGTATTTGCCAATCATCAATAGTTTTCTTAGCAAGTTTGTAATCTTCTGGTATATTTTCATCCGCACCGCGAACTACTTTATATTTTTCCTTCTGACTTTCTAATAATGCAAGTCCTTTTTGATAATCAACTTTCGCGTTAATTCCTTTTTCTACGATAATGTCTTTATCACTTTCGTATTGTTCGTCAAGTCCTTCTACGCTATATTTCTTTTTAAATAAATATTCTCTTTCGTCGTCCGTTAATGTCGGATTTTCAATTTTAATAACGTGTCTTAATACTTCGTTCGCATCTTCTTTTGACCAATCGATTTGTGTCGCTCTGAAGTCGTCAAAATTATCGTTGTTAGTTTCATCAACAAATTGCTGAAATTTCTCAACAACGGCATTTAATTTTTTTTGCTCTTTTGGTTTTAAATCATCTAATGAATTAGCCTCAAAACCTTTTTGCGTTTTTAGAAATTCTAAAACTTTCGCTTCGTCAATTTCGGTTGTAACTTCAACCTGAGCTTCTTCCTCAATTACCTTTTCTTCTTCTTTGGCAATTTCGTCAGTTTTAGCTTCGTCAACTACAACTTCTTCAACTTTTGCTTCTTCGGCAATCGGCTCAACTTTCGGAGCGTTTTCGTCAACAATTTTAAAAGTTCCAACAGTAGGTTGTGAATTTTCATTCGTTTCTTCTACCGTTTTCCAAACCACGACTTCATTAGTTGCTTCTTGGTTTTCTATGTTTTCATTCTCAGGCATAGTATTATAATTTAGATTTGAATTTGCATTTAATTTCACTAACGTTTGTTAGTCAGTACAAATATAAATATTTTCTATCACAAATTACAAAACGATACTATTTTTTTATAGTACTTTGTAATTCAAAGTGAATTTTGTAGATTTGTTTTTTAATTTAAAACTAAATATTATGCCTTGTTACGACGGTAGAGATAGTGAGCCAAGAGTTGTTTATCAAAATGGTGTTGACCCGCAACCATTAAAATATGAAATTTCTCAATTAGAAGATAAAATAAAAAGACTTGAGGCTGGGTTGTGTGCTATTATTTCTGAATTAGAAAAGAAAGGAATTGCTAATGAAATAATATCTCAAGCAAGCAAAAGCGGTTTGGTTGATTTAATGGCTTTTTGGTCTGCCCATAGCAAGGAAGACGAAACGAGATTAGCTAAAGAGTTACATAAATTCAGTGAACACGAGCAAGAAATTTTAAAAACCCTTTTAAATAAAAAATAATTTTTTATCTTTGCATCGTAGAGTAGTCGCTACATAACAATTTAACAAAAATGCCCGAATGATTGAGTCGACTACCTCTTTTGTTCGGGTTTTGTGTATAAAATGAATTTAATAAAATCATTAAGCTTATCTAACATTAAGTATGTTGACGAAAAAGGAATAGAGAAAGTAGAGTATTGGGAATCTATTAACGGGTGTGATTCTTATGAGTTAAGCTCAATAGGAAGGATAAAATCACTAAAAAGAACATTTATAAGGTCTAATGGTTATCCGATGTCCGTGAAGGAAAAGATACGAAAACCAAATTACAATCAAGGGTACGCTATTCTTAATTTAAAATTTGACAATGGCGTTTTAAAGCCAATTAAAATTCATCGTTTAGTCGCTATTACTTTTATCCCAAATCCGCTAAATCTTCCCGAAGTAAATCATAAAAATTTTATAAGACACGATAATCGAATTGATAATTTAGAATGGTCTACTCATGCTGACAATGTAAAATACTCTTTCGAGGCAAACAACTATAATACATCAGGGGTTTTAAACGGACGTAGTAAATTAAATGAATCACAAGTTTTAGAAATCAGAGCGCGATTTAGTCAAGGCAAGGAGTTTAATGCAAGACTTATAGGGATAGAGTACGGAATAAGTAGGGCTGTTGTTTCCAAGATTGTAAATCGCCAATCTTGGAAACATATTTAATTACATTTTGTTTAGTTCAAAAATTGAATCATCTATTTCTTTTGCTTCAAAGTCAATAGGAGTGGCATTTTCTTCTTTACGTTGTTTAATCATTTCTGAATTTCTTGTGGCTTCAGCCACCGAGCGCGCATCTTTTGCGTCTTCTAAGAAATTCATTTTATCTATTTGAACACTACCATTGGTTTGAGCGACTGCTAAATCACCCTGAATTTTTAACTTTAATGTTTCTCTATCATTAACGCCTTTTACATTTTCTTTTTCAACTAAACCTCCATTGACCATTTCTTGAAGTTGCATATCAATTTGACCTATCATTTGAGCGGTAGCTTGTTTTGCTTTTTCTGCTTCTTGTGCTGAACGAATGTTTTGGTCGCTTTGCGCTCTATACTCTTCTAATTTTTGTTTCTCTGTTTTAGCCTGATATTTCTCAATTAAAATCGTCATATACGCAAGAGCCAAATCGAAGTTTTTAATCTTCAACACTTTGTATTTATCAGTAATTGACATATATCCTTTTTCAATTGCAATAGTCATATCGTTTTCTAATTTAGCTCTCTCCTCCGCATCTAAATTAAGTTCTAAGAATATTGCGAAATCGTGCAAATGTAATTCCTTAATTGAATCTAAAGTTTTAACGGCAGTAGCCCCAATTTTTCTTGCAAAATCATCACTTAAATCTGAGAATTTTAGCATATCAGAAACTCTATACAATATACACTCACAAGTTCTTTTAGTAATATCGGAAGCGCCATCTAAAATATGACGAGTTGCTAAATTAGTGCTTAAAGCGGCGGCTTTTTGAAGCCCTACTAAACTGTCTTTATCGGGTGTTGAAGCATCTGAAAACTTATTTAATCCAATTAAATCACGTAATTGATTTACTTTTTCAGCTTTTTCTACATTGATTGCTTGTAATTTTTCAAGCGAACTTCCCGTTTTTAATTCGGTAATTGGTTTTGAATACATTGGGTCGCCATTTGCTCCAAAACTTCTTGCAAAAATACTACCGGTTTGCCAAAACATATCAATAACATTTTGAGCCGTTAATTTATGACCATTACCAAAGTCTAATTCCGCAATTGCATCTGGATCAATAATAAAACCATCAGGTTGTATTTTCTGAATTAACTGTTCTCCTTTTAATTGAAGTATATTTAATTGGTCTTGAGTAGTAATCATTCTTGCAACAAGCGAATCGATATAACCTCGTTCTCTATTTGGAGCAACTCCAATATATTGCTCAATTACTTTTTGCTTATTTGATTTAGGTCTTGACATATTTTCAGCCACTTCCCATTTAAGCATAATATCAGTTCCTAAAACCAATACTCCTTCAAATAATATTTCTTCAGTAATTGAAATTCTTTTAAAATCGTCTTTTTGTCCTTCTTTTGGAATGTATGTTTCGTCTGCTTTGCTAAGTATTCTTTCTCCCGTAGCTTTTTCTTTGATTTTTTTAGCTTTGTTACGAGTAGTTTTGTAAGTGAAATATAATAAATTGGCAGTTCCTTTAATTCTGTCGGCTTCTGAGTATAGATTATAACTCCACCACGATTGACCTGAATTGGCAATTTGCTCTTTTATAGCCTCATTCCTTTCACATTCACCCATTGGAAATCTGTATAAATTTCACTCAACGGCATAGTCTTAAATTCACCGTGATAAAAACAATCATCATAATAAGGCGATTCCGTATAACTTTGAATTTTATTTTCGGGATTAACGTATTTTAAAACAACGCCTCTGTCCGGTATGAATTCATTTTTAACCCAAGCAGTTCCTAAAACTGTCAAATCACGTTTTATCATTCGGTCAATCATATCATTGTACCGATTCTCAGCCATAACTTCCTCAATTGCCAATTCTGTTGAAATTTCAATTGATTGCTTATACTCTAATTGCATATGCAAGTTTAATTCATCATCCGTTTCAGGCAATTGTTCAACAGGCATACTTCCAATGTCAATTCCAAAGGTTTCTTTAGCTTTAATAATTACATCTTTGGCGTTTTTGTCATTTTCGATTTGCTCTCTGTAAGCAACCCTTTCAGTATATCCAATCGGGTCAATTGAAGTAGCTTTAATAGAATAACCTCTATCAGCAATTCCATTAACTACTACATCTACAAATTTTGGAAGTGGCGAAATTGCCTTTTTTGATAAATTTAAATATGATTTGTCACCATTAGGATTGAAAATTGGCTTGTATTTTTCCATTGATTCCAAACCCATCGCGTAAATTCGTCTTTCTATAAAGTCGTTTCTTTGAGTGTTGAAACGTGAATTTAGACAACCCGCAGTCATTCCTAAACCGTAGAACCATTCATTGCTGATTTGCTGAGCCATTTGATAACCCCACGCTTTTGTTTTTTTTACTTCAAAAGGGTCGTTTTGACTCGGGAACGATATATCTGCGTTTGGTTTTACAAAAGAATCTTTATTGTTATCCATTTGGGTAAAAGTATTTTATACCCCAAAGATAATATTTTTCTATTACAAATTCAGTTTTGATACTTTTTTTCTATTATGTTTGGCGAATTGAAATATTTTTGTAGATTTGCAATATGAAAACAATGATTCTACATACTCAACGCCTTCAAGAACCGAAAGTAATTTTGGGAGGAACAAGCGTGTAGATATGTGAACAAAATATATTTTAGCTTAAAGCCTTCCGTAATTGGGAGGCTTTTTTTATTCGGGGTGTTATGCAGAGGTTATACAACGGTGTTTTGGAAACATCGGTTCGCAAGTTCGAATCTTGCTACCCCGACAAACGTTCCGTTAGTGAAGTGGCTAACACGTCTGACTTTCTATCAGGAGGCACGGGTTCGAATCCCGTACGGAATACAAAAATTGGATTGTGATATAATGGCTATTATACCTGACTTTGACTCAGGTTATCCAAGTTCGATTCTTGGCAGTCCTACTAAAATGGTGTTATTGTGCTTAATGGCAAGGCAGTCGGACTGTGAATCCGATTATATGAGTTCGAATCTCATATAACACCCAAAACGCAGACGTGACGGAAATGGCATTACGTGTTGGTCTTAGAAACCAAATCATAGGAGTTCGAATCTCCTCGTCTGTACAAAAATGCGCTGTTAGTTTAGCGGAAAAACCATCGGCTACGACCCGATAAACGGGGGTTCGAATCCCTCACGGCGTTCTAATTAGAATCAGGAATCGGAATTGAACCGATAAAATAGATTTTGCAGACCTACCGCTTCACCGTCAGCAATCCTGATATTTGTGGAATCTATTGGAGTCGAACCAATTCCTACTGATTTTCAGTCAGTCGCTTCTACCGAGTTAGCTTAGAATCCTTATTGCGCAACTCGAAGGATTCGAACCTTCACAATACAGTTTTGGAGACCGATTGACACAACCTACGTTGAGAAGCATTTGCAGAGAACAAGGGAATCGAACCCTCACCGCTTTTACACGGACTCGATTAGCAGTCGAGCGCAACGAACCAATATTTGCCTATTTTCTATTTGCGGAAGAAGTGGGAGTCGAACCCACACGAGTCATTAACTCCTAACAGTTTTCAAGACTGCGACCACCGCCTATTGGCTTGTCCTTCCTTTTTAGTGGGCGTAGCGGGACTCGAACCCGCAATTGTCACCGCTTAAAGATGATGTGCTTACCATTTCACCATACGCCTATTGTAGGCAAACGTGGACTCGAACCACTCCCGTTAGGACACGAGTTACAGTCGCGCTACCGAATCCGATCGGCTTTGTTTACCCAATAAAAAAATCCCGAATCTTTCGAAACGGGATTTTATGTTTTTAAATACTTTACTACTTAAATTTTCACATATCTATCCCGTACCGTATAAAACGATAACCAATAAGATAAGCAAAAACTAAATTTTTTCATAATGTATTTTCTTTGTAGCGTGTTTGGGATTCGAACCCACCCTTGATGCTTATGAGGCACTAATGCAACCAATTACACTTTCACGCTCTGCAAATGTAAAATAAAAATTTGAATTACCAAATTTATTTTGCTCTTTTGCTAAGATTCGAACTTAGAACTAACAGATTAACAGTCTGTCGTGATACCATTTCACCACAAAAGAATATAGTTGCCTCAGACGGAATCGAACCGACGACCTTTCCCTTATGAGAGGACTGCTCCACCAATTGAGCTATGAGGCGATGTTTAGAGTTGGTAGAAAGATTCGAACTTTCAGTCGGAACTTTAGAAGGGTTCTGCATTTCCATTTATGCTATACCAACATTTGTTTCTTGTAGTAGAATCGAACTACTGCCCTAACCGTGTAAAAGTTATACGCTTCCATTACGCCAACAAGAAATTTAGAGGCTTGCGTGGGATTCGAACCCCGAATCTTCTTTACAAGAGAAGTGTTTTACCATTAAACTACCAAAGCCATCGCGGTCTATGAGAGAGTCGAACTCTCGATACTTCCGTGACAAGGAAGCGTATTAGCCGTTATACTAATAGACCATTGAGCGAATTAACAGATTCGAACTGTTACCTTAAACTTGGAAGGATTCTATGCTACCATTAACACCAAATTCGCAAATTATTGTTGGAATAGCAAGACTCGAACTTACAATCTTTCGCGTATCAGGCGACTGCTTTACCATTAAGCTATACTCCAATTTTGTTCCCCCTCCGTGATTCGAACACGGCTTCCCAAATTAAAAGTTTGGTACATCCACCAATAATGTTTAGAGGGAATAGATTTCTACTCCCAATTATTGAGAATAGAATTACCGTTTATACTTTTTACTTGTTTTCATTTTTTTTATTATTGTGGAGAGTGGGATAGTCGAAATCCCGTTTATGATTTGCAAAAATAATAAATATCACGTTGAGCTAAACGAAATTCCTTATAGCCCCCACTATCAATCATTTTGTTCCACATTAATCCCATATAATGGCTTGGAGTAAGCCACTCCGCTTTACCATTATTCATAAACCAAACGCCTTCACGTCTTCTTCTAAATTCCTCTAAAATATATTCTGCCCACGCATCTTCTGTTTCAGGCATTAATCCTTTTGGCGGTTCAGGTCTTCTCCAATATTGTTCTTCTTTTGGTAAATTAGAGAATAAAATTTCTTTTTTATTTTTAGGCACTTGGGGCAATGCTAACCGCAAATTATCTAAAACAATTATTTCTCCTACTGTTCCTTTTGGGTCGAGTATAATTGAATCGGTTTTTTCATCATACCAATTCTTGTAGTAGTCTTTTTTAGGAAAAAATTCTTGATTTGCAAATCGTTCAGGATAACCAACTTTAAATTCTCGTTGCTTTAAGTCAATACTATTTGACTCCAACTGCATTTTTAATTGAATAAGCCCTGAGTCTAATTCGGTAATTGCTTTATAAATAATTTGCTTTGCCTTAATGCTGACGCCTATTTTTTCAACATCAACTAAATCCGTATCAATTTTCTTTCTTAACGCAAGACGCAAATCTAAAATTGAACTTTCTCCTGCTTTTACAAGGTCAGTAATGTATTTATGTAGTTTGGTATGGCTTGGCGCGTTTTGTGAGTTTTCCCAACTTAAAATCAATTCCTTTGTGTAGATAAAGGAGTCTGCTTTGGACTTCATTAGCGATTCCA